TAGTAGTATGCTCCGGGACAAGAAAACAAAAAAAGAAATCTAATAGAAGGAAGACAGGGTATCCTGTGGAAAAAGACGCCTTAAAAGAATGAGAGTATGTCTAAAAGAGAATAAAGAATCAGGAAGAACATCTTCTGGCACAACCCCTTTTTCAAGGACTGCACTTTGAGCTTCCTTATCAAGATCTGCAAACCTATCATTAACAGTCTCCCCCCAGCCCTTTACAATGCCTTCCAATTCTGTTAAATCATAAGGATCTAACAATGATACTGGGCTTTTAGAAAAATTGAATTGTTTAGACAAATACCTGGCCATCAGAATGATATTAATCGGGTTATAAACCTTTTCCACAGAGAGCCCCCTAGACACCCAACTTTTTATAAGTTTAACAGGTTCTAATATTTTTATAATTCCTCTCATCTTTTTAACCTCAGTCTCTTCAGTGCTTATTAATAAGTCACCTGTGTATGTACTTTCATCTTGTAAAAAGTGTTCTATATCAGCTTCTAAATCTATGTTATCAAAATCAATAGATTGTAAATCAATTGTGAACTCATCATCAATTTCTTCATCTTCATCCACAAAACTCACCTCCTCTGACCATAATCTACTTGACATAGTGCTAACTGTACTAAACCCGTCTGTTGTCATTTCAAGGCCGCTAAGGTCCAGTGTATTAAGTGGGTTTATATTCTTTAATAAGTCATTAAACATAAATAAGTCTACTGAAATTTTAGCTCGATTCATGATTAAAGAGTAGGCTGCAGGTGGTATAGCTGCAGGTAGATTTTTCATGAAATTTTCCAAAAGGCCTGAATTTATTATCGGATTGAGATATAGTTTTATACCTTTAAAAGTGTACCAAACATTACTAACAGCATCAACAGCCTGGTAACGAACATCTCTTATAGTATGAAAGGCATGTGCCAACAGAAATCTAGGACTCTCATCATCATGCTGTGCTATTGCCTTAAGCCCATCATCCTTTAAAGTAATCATGAACTTGTGGTTTATAACCCTTTGAGTACGTAATCCTGTCCGTAATGCACAATGTCTATAGACAATACAAGGTACATTAGGCTTACCCCACTCAAATCCTGACTCAGTTTTAAAGAGTACTAGGCTCCTTACAGATTGAACTTGCTCTGTTTTAAATCTCATCCCACATCTTAATAACTCTTTTGTCACTTCCTCCATCATTATCTTTAAAACATGTTTTTGTGTAATTGAGGTTTCAAGTGTATATGTTTGTTTATCCCAAAATATTTCTAAGCGGGCACAGTCTAACCCAAAATTGAAGGTCACCCGCAGGTCACCCTCATACAGCTTAGTTTCTTCATTATAAACTTGAGTACAGTATGCATCATATTGCTTTCCAGAATATGCCCGTCTATTTGCCTGGACTTGTAACAATGACATATCGCCTTTAATGTCTGCAACCATCAAGGCAGCACACTGCATTTCTGGGTCAATTGCAGGAACACCCACTCTAACAAACCTTTCTACCCATTCCATGAATGTCTTATCTTCAAACCATAAGCAAGTAAACCATTCTTTATAATCTGCATTGTTTGCTTTTCCCCATCTCCAAACTTCTATGCATAATCTGAGTGCTGCAAGGTCCTTTTGTTGACCTATGTCTTCCTTTCGGTTAAAGATGCTAACTGCCTTTAACACTTCCTTGTGAGGATTGACCCTTATAGTTTTCACTAAAGACATAGTTTTAAGCCAATATGCACAAATAGATTCTGCAGTACCTTCAACATTCCCCTGAACAATCACTATACGTGATCTTGCAGTTTTGTAAAGCAAGGGTGCAACTCTTTTCATAATCAATGGATCACTTATATTTAAGCCAAGCTCTCTATATACCCCTTCTCTCATTGTCTTCAAGTCAGAAGCCAATGAATCAGGAAATCTTGCAATATCTAGGATATCAGCAATTTCTTCCACTGTTGATGCAAACTTATAACCTATTACAGTGGTAATTGAATTTTGAATAACCTGATCTTTCTCACGGACAGTAAAGGTACGTGCAACTTTAGCCCTTTGGACTTGTTTTATGGGAACAACATCACACTTTATGTTGTTCAGAAAATCTTTCCAAGCATATTCCTTAGAAAAAGTACAAGAGACTAAAGTTTGAAATAAATCAAGATCATACTGTGTTGGCTCATATGTTTGAGCATAACTATCAGCAGCAGCTAAAACTTCACGAAATGTTACCCAGTCACCATTCAATTTACACACTTTCATGTGCTGTTTTGCCTGCATTCTGAATCTCAACTGGAGTGGGGATTGCATGGTCATTGCTGTCATTATACTCGGATCATTCAGTTTCCTCACTAGATACACAAGCAGGTTATCTCGACTGCGAGGAATAATATAATCATAAGTTGGATGCTGTTCCGTCCAAGACTTAAGATAGTTGTACGGATATAAATCAGAAAACTCAAATTCGGACTTAGGTGTAAAGATTTTCCACTGAACTTTACCTGTAAATGAAAACTCACCCAACCGTTCATGCACAAATACCTCTTCTGTTAAAGTCATGAGAAATTTAAACAAACCAAGGATATACTTGTCACTAGATTTATGCTTATACTGATACCCTATCAGTGCCCTCTTCAAAAGGTTTTTATCTGACATGCCTATTCCTGATGTTGCTAATTCCATGATAGACATTGCACCATTTCCCCCTAATGGTATAGGTGTATCTGTATGTTTTACAGTTAAATAGGTAGCAGGGTGGTTTATCATTCCAGCTGCTGTTCCGTACAATCTTTCAACTTTACTTGTGCAGAGACTAACAGCAAGCTGTGCAACCTGTGGTGATGCCCCCATATCTAAGGCTTTCACACATCTGCTTTGTGCAGCTGCCAAATCGTCAAAAAAACCAAGTCCAGGAAGATCAGACAGTGAGCCTAGAAGTATCTTAACATAGGGAATGGATACAGCACAACCCTCGAAGAAAGTTGATAAGAATTCTGCATTAGTGGGTGATACTGTCGTTTTCTTAGGTGAGACTTTAATGGAACCCAATAGTAAGATATATTCATGGAGGTTGAACATACATTTCCACATTTCTGTATTGACACTATACCAGTGTAAATGTCCTGCCTGAATTTGATGGGACACATATAGAAACCAGTCAGTTCCATCATCAATTGGCTCTAAGTAACCATAAATAAACATTGCATCATCAGAATGGTGTGCAAACTCAAAAAAGCAATCAAGTTCAGGAAATAATTCAGCCCAAACTTGCTTAAAAAGAAGTGACATTCCAACTGCAAAGAGGGATGAGCATTTATTCAAATTCCCTTGCAACCAATTACCACGTACTTCACCGTGATAGCCATTTGTGAAGAATGAGAGAAAGGATTTTACATTATCTTGCAATTCTGACATGCCTTCAATATACTTTTTTAACTTCCTTGATATATAAAAGTTGGTTTTGTAGATATTGCGTAGAGCGTCAATCACACAATTCCTTAACTTCGAATCTGGCAACCCATTGTGCAGCATAGCAGTAAACCTTCTAAATTTTGCTGAATTATCTCCCGGTGACCATTTTGTTGCATCAGCACTCACATAAATCAATTTTCTCTTGAATCGAATATATTTCCCTGTGGAAAGTTCAATAAAACTTTCCCCTGAAGCCCACCTTAAAGCCTTCTCAAGAGCTAATTGAATATTTAAGATTTTCCTATCGCCACCATAAGAAATGTATTCCTCAGACACGTTTTTAGCAATAGAATCGTAATAATCCTCAATTATTTCTAAGCGGCACCTTGTAGGTAATGTTGTGATAAAAAAGCCTCTATCAGCTTCTGTTCTTTGGAATTTTCTCACAATCCTTGCTTCTGCTTTTATATCGCGTGTTTCCTCATATAATTGAAGGAGGGTTGGATTAGCCTTTGAATTGTTAAGGTACCTAATAGCCTCTATAATAGTTGTTGATGCGGCAAGGTGGCCATCTTCCTGCACTGTGCCAGACATACCTTTCAAACTTATATTTCTTGTCTGGCTAAAATAAGGTTGTTCCCAGTGTTTATTCAATATACTATTAGCAACTATTTGGGACTTTGTTAGTAGTAATTTATTCAATTCTATTGCAGCAAGCTCTACCACATCCTGACAATATAGCTGTTGAGTAGCCAATGATTCATCACATGATAACTCCCCTAATGTGTAACCGTTTTCCACTAAACCTGCACCGTATACTGATTCTTTTTCTTGGAACTTAAATGCCCACTCTACAGTTTCCATATGTATCTTTGCTTCTTCATTCATAGTGCCGTGTAAACCTTTTTCAAATAAGAAAAAACACGTTGTGACTTCTGAGATCAAACTCTTATAATGCTTATAAACAACTTTTGACAGAAAGGAAGGGTAGATTCCACTTGCTCCTACAGTGGACTGGTCTACTGTTAAACCAAGAAGCCTTACTTTTGAATAGAATCGTGCTTTGTTATTTTGTGCCAATGACACTAATAAACTCTTAATATTATTATATATGAAGACCTCTAACGAGGTTTTAAATGGCCTCTCAAACAATTTCTCTATTAGTGAAGGGAAACCTGAGTAAAGTGATGTAACTGCAGGAATAAGATATCGTAGGTTATCAAAAATAGCACATACTTTCATCTTTTGACAAACTGATAGGAGAAGATGATAAGAAAAAACTGAGCGTAATGCATGCTGTAAAGGAAAGTGACCCTGATCTTCTGTATAATATTGAAACCATGTTGCTGTTGCTATGAGGGATTTTTCAAATGCAATATTCAAAGCTAGAAGTCTATTTAAATCAAGGCTCATAACCTTTGAGAAACCCCATGAACCTTCATCTGAATCTATTACAGAATCAAGATTCCTGTAATCAATAAGTCCAGGCCCAATTCTAAATACGGTGATAAATCGAATAAAAGAGCCTGCAGATTCAAGTGACTTCGAAGGCAATATGCAGAGTAAAACATTACCATTGTTATATGCATGCAATGAATAATACTTTGACCTCTTAAGCCCTGCATGTGCAATAAGACTTTCAGAAATATCCCGTATCATATGTCCAATATGCCATCCTACTGTCTTCTTTAGAGGCTCAATCATATGCCTTTGGATTTCATTTTGATAAAACTTGTCCAAAACAGTGTCTACGTAAGTATGTTTGCCAAGAACATGTTCAAACTTTGTTGGCTCACCTATGTTCATTTCTAAATCAGAGAGTATTTTTGAAATCACACCAACACAATCGTTCTGGACAACTTGACTAGATATCAATAAACTTTCAATTGTCTTATTCAATGCTGATTCTTTCTCATGCTTACTAATCAACTCTAACAATACTCTAGAATCTTGTGATAGTTGTGATGATGTTAATTTAAATGTTCCCGGTGCCTTAACATTAGGTGTCGCCTCAAACCTTGTTTTAGGTGAGTAATAATTTATAACATCTTCTCTGTCCAAGTTCATAAACTTAAATGCCATATCAAGCACTAAGTGTGAGACAGGAGTATCAGGTTGTAGTCTCAAAATTGAATTACAAGCAAACCTTGTATCCATCTGATCTGAAGCAATTGTTGCAGGTATATAACCTGATAATAAAGAACATTGCACTAACAAGAAGTTCCTAGCATGCTTGGAGAGTCCATACTTACTTGCATGTTGCACTTCATTGTCCTCAAAGCATGAAAGCACAGATTTACCCTTTACCTCATGAAATGAAAAAGAATGTGCTCTGCTCAACCATGATTTACAGTGGTAAACCAAATTTTCAAGCCTTGGATGAATGCTTGCAATACCCTTATATTCAGGGATATGATAGGGTTGGTTTTTTGTAGAGCCAATATGGAACTTGAGATTAAACATTGCTTCCAAGGCTGACCTCTCATCAGGTCTAACTAAATGTTCACGGACATAACCTATCTCTGCCTGAACTAGACGCATATACTGTACAACCCCATTGTTTCTATCACTGGGCCACTGTGTTGAAATGTTGGAGCCATCTGTTTTTACTGCAACTACATTAAAATTTATTTTATAGGGTTGTGTCAGTTCACCTCTTGTATAGGCTTTTCTCAACTCATCTTCAATAAATCTCAATCCATGTTCATACTTTAGTTTCTTTTCACGAATCCCTTTGTCAACATCTGAAGTGACTGTTACTTCAACAAATTCTATAGTAGTTCCTGTAATCTTATAATTGTCTGGAGTCAGTCTGAAGAATGACTTTAATGACTTTCCACTTGGGTGGTCAGGGATGATTTTTTTCTCCATGCTATGTAGTAGACTGTCAGGGATCCCAGCATACATCAAAACTTTATAAATAGGTTGCTCAGCATCCTTATTATCAGACCAATCATGCTTTATCATTTGGTCAACCAGGTCATGTCTGACTGCATAGAGCCTATCTAAGTAATCGATACATTCTACTGCTGTCAGTGTACCCACAGGATGCTCTTTGAGTTTACCTCGAATCTCCCGATACTTATCCATGTTTTTTTAGCTTGTTCTTCCCCGGAGTCTACTACTA